CCCCGGTAAACCAAATATGTCCTCTATAGTCGCCGCTATAGGATTGACGGTTCGCGACCTCCAACGTAGATTCCATCGGGAGAAGTCGATCTCCAGAAAGCCTGCGTTTGCTCTCGACGCCCCCGTCGCGGCAATCGAATGGAGACGTTTTCTAGTCTCAGTGGTGCTCATCGTCATAGTCTGCTCCGGTATGTATCGCTTCATCAGGCGTTCACCTAAGTTAAACTCGAGGAGGGTGAAGAAACACCTCACCTCTAGAGTCAACTTGCAGAAACATCTCGCTGCAGGCTTGAGTTCCCTCTCCTTCTGGGTCAGTTCGACGATCATTTCGTCGAGATCGAACCGACGGCGTCGGAGTCGTTCCACCACCTGGTGCAGGTCTAAGGTTTTCGCACGGAGAGCAGCGAGTAGTAAGCGCTTGGTCGTGTCGAGCTTCCCGAACCAAAAGGTCCCAGCTCGGTCCGCTCCTGCCGAGATAGCTTTGTCATCCAGGAATTTGAGAAAGTCCTGAGAGTAGTCGAACTCGAGCAATTTGGCGAACTGTATGGTATCGAGATCGGACAGGTCATACGACGATGCCGGTAAGGATGTGGTCCTAGCATTCCAGTGGCGCCGGAGAAGAGTGCCCGGAGCAGGCGGTATTTTGAAGGCGGGCCACCTCGCCTCCTTCTCGATGTAATTCGACAGGAATATGTGCTTAAAACACTGGGTTGTGCGCATGATGCTCAGGGGGGATGTCCTGCGGTAAGGCTGTGCCTCGTTCCGGACTGCTCGGGCTGACTTAGCTGCCGAGACCGTAGGGTGGCCAGAGAGTTTGATGAGTCCGAACATCTCCATGGCGTCAGAGATGTTGGTCGTGCTGCGACAGATTCGCTCGAGGCGAAATACCATTGATGCCGCCGGTGCCAGTTTCAGTTCCTTCTCCCGTATCTTCCGGACGGTCCGGTTGAAGGACGAGTCCTCGAATATGTCGCCACGGGCAAGCGTGTTAATCCAAGCTTTGAAGAGAGCCTCCGGGGATTTGACGAGCTCGTAACCCTCGTTCCCGTAACGCCGGATGCACTCCTCTTGCCAGTTGAGCAAGTCGCCGATGAGTTCCTCCAGTGCAGGGGATCCGTTGTGTAGGCGTACGGCCAGGCAAGCGTAAACATTTTCCCGAGCAAGACACACGTCCTGGACCATCTGGAGCTGTTCGTAGGTCATCAGATGGAGAGGCTGGTCTGGCCGTTCGAGGAGCAGATATCCGTCGCCGTAATGGAACGTCCAGTTGCCCTTGCGATCGGCCGGGATCCTCGCTAGGGGGTTTCGCCGAACGTAGTTCCGTCTGTACGACTCGACAATACTGTCCCAGTACTCGGCGTTTGTCGCCACGTATGTCAGCATGTCGGGCGGGACCGGCCTGGCCAGGAGTGACTCGCGAAGCGTACGCACAGCTGCAGCGCTGAGTACGTCAACAACCTCGGCACAGTAGGTGTCGACGACTCGATTGTAGATCGTACTCGCTTTCTCCATGTCCGCGATGATGCCTGTCGGGTTACGAATCCCCTCATGGAATAACTCTGGGTACGAATGCGCGGTGAGGACGGAGGGCATAGTCGTTGGGGTGATCTTCCTGCTACCGAGCCATCTGCAATACGGGATGACCTGCTGCTTGATGTTAGAATACGCCTGTTCGGGGTGCGCTCGGATATATCTAAGCACGTAGTCTTGACTGACCGGGTGTGGATAAGGGGTTGGATGGGCTGCCAGAATGATCTCGTGCATCCTGTGCAGTAGTCCATCGGTAATCGGACTGTCAAGGTGCTTCTCCGGGGACGGCTTCGTTTGGATGTCCGCAAGGTGATCCCACTCGATGGTGGTGAACTCTTCCGGCGCGAAGGGATCCATGGTTGCACGCGTGAGGATAACTAGAACGAACAGTTAGATCGGATGTCTGTGGTTGGAAGCTGGAGGGTCTCTTGGCGCTGACGGTCCTAGTTTCTTTTAATAGGGTCCGTGGCGCGTGTGGACTGTGTGCTCCCACTGGTGGCCTACCCGCTTTCCGTATGTAGTCGGTCTCCCAGGGAGTGTCTACTCATCGGCCGACTCAGGAGTCACGTTCACCCCGAGGTTGGCGAGGTGGGCCTGGATGACGGTCTCTTGGCGCTCTGAGATGTTACCTCCATCGAAGTTGTGGTACGTCTCGACAGTGAACGCCATGGCGTACTTGCAGACGCCGAGAAGGTTAGCAATCTCACGCTGATCGACCGGCACAAAGCGATTGCCGTATATTGCTTTGCAATAGGGTCTCTCCGACTCGTTGACGCGCCGGATAGCCTTTTGGGCCGAATCCGCGGCACGGAGCTCACTAGCGAGTTCAGAGAACTCTCTCTTGAGGAAGGGGTACTTGAGTACGGC